TTATGTGGCTCTTTTACTTCAATGCCATATGCTTTAGCAATTTTTGTTTGCCGTATAACTGCATTATCTTCTTTAAGTAAACGCTTGCTATGTTTAAAACGCTGCTCTTCATTTGACATAAACTAACCCTTCAAAAAAATTATTTATGGCGGAAGCGGTGAGATTCGAACTCACGGTACCTTTCGATACGCTAGTTTTCAAGACTAGAGCCATAGACCACTCGACCACACTTCCATATTAGGTGTAGGGTTTCCACCTACTCCCACCTCGCTTTAAAGTCTGCGTGTCCAAGACTCGTTGATTGGTGGGTGGGAGTGAGAGTCGAACTCACATTACGCGGCTTATACATCCCCGTTTCTAACCAATTGAAATATCCCAACCCATTGGGCAGATGTAAGAGAATTGAACTCTTGATATCGGAATCACAACCCGAGGTTTTACCACTAAACTAACATCTGCATAATCTGGCCGATCCTGTAGGACTCGAACCCACAACCTCCGGTTTCGAAGACCGGCACTCTAATCCATTGAGTTAAGGATCGATATCATATAGAAACACACTATAAAACACCCTGGTTGTTAAGTGTCACTACTATCCCGGTACCACCTCGGGGTAAGCGTGTAATGTGTTTTTATATGGTACGAGTAGGGGGATTCGAACCCACGACCAATAGATTAAAAGTCTACTGCTCTACCAACTGAGCTATACTCGCATTAATTTGGCGTCGCAATGCTTTGTTGCTTTTGCGATGCTCACCCGCTTTTCTGAATAAAGCCAATGCAACGAAGCGGTTACGTTGCTTGACGATTATCTTGTGCTTCATTTTTATCTCCTAAAACACTATTATAACACCTTTTAGTATCCGAGTCAAATGCTCGGGTATTTGGCAGAGGGTACAAGAATCGAACTTGTGATCTCGGAATCAAAATCCGATGTTATACCATTTAACTAACCCCCAATAAATAATTGTATGTGTGAAAAATGTATAGATCAAGTTGAACTACTCTTAAAGTCCGCTTCTAAACAAAGGCGGTTTGACTCGCCACAACAAGAACTTGCTTGGCAAAGAGGTTATCTAACTGGATTATTTGTAAACTATATGCACGAAGATGCTCGCATAAAGCAAGATGTTGCACATATAATTCACGACAAGAAATAATGGCCCGGCGACCAGGAATCGAACCTGGATTGATAGCTTAGAAGGCTACTGTTCTATCCATTGAACTACCGCCAGATATATTATTCTGCTACTGCAAGAATATCGTTTTCAGATATAACGCCCAAATATTGGTCACCGTCTTTAACAACTTTAGCATTTGACCAAACGATATACACGACATCGTCAACTTTAACCTCAGTTACATCTGGACCGACAGCGAGAACTGTTGCGGTCTTTGTACTGTTATCAGCTTTGGCTTTACCTAAGTAAATTCCGCTTTCAGTTTCTTCTGGCTTCTCTGTATCAATAACTAATACATTATTACGCAATGGTTTATAATTCATATACACTTTCAAAAATGGTGCGTCGTGAGAGACTCGAACTCCCGACAGCCTGCGTGTAAGGCAGGAACTCTACCAACTGAGTTAACGACGCTAATGGTGGAGGTGACAGGGATCGAACCTGTTGTGACATAAGTCGGCGGATTTACAGTCCGCTGCCATACCATTACGGCGGCACCTCCATTGTGGCTCCCCGACCTGGGCTCGAACCAGGGACCTGCGGATTAACAGTCCGTCGCTCTACCGACTGAGCTATCAGGGAATATTTTATGCTACTTTAGCAATTGCTTCTCGCACATCTCGCAAGAGAGCATCGTCATCCCAAATAAGTTCTGTGCGACCATCAGGGTGTGTTATTACAGTTAGATGCGAACCGATGACAACCGTAGGTTCATCTTTTGCTTTTGTCTGTGCAACTTGTTTCTTGCGACTTGCCATAATTAAGCTTTGGTTTTTGCTTCTGCTCTAGCGTTCTTTTCCGCAGTGATTTCATTGCGTCTAGCTTTAACAGCCTTTGACAATTCACCTAGTGCTTTACGGGCACGTGTTCCTGCGGCACTATTGCCTTTTTCAAACTTCTCGTTCTCTGCTAAATAAGCATCGAGGTTTGTTTTAATATCATCATTAGCACTCATTTTATTTCCTTTTTAAAAATGGTCGGAGTAGAGAGGTTCGAACTCCCGACCCCCTGGTCCCAAACCAGGTGCGCTACCAGACTGCGCTATACTCCGTATGGTTGCGGGTCCTGGAATCGAACCAGGATCTAGAGCTTATGAGACTCTTGAGTTACCGTTTCTCTAACCCGCGGTATATTTATGGTGGAGGAGACAGGGATCGAACCTGCGACCTATTGCTTGCAAAGCAACCGCTCTCCCAACTGAGCTACACCCCCATATTGAAACACTCTTGTTCTCCATACCTTCTTAGTGATCAGTCCAAGGTCTTACTTCTCAGAACCTGCGTCCAGTTTAGAATGCTTCAATATGGTGCCCAGGGCGAGACTCGAACTCGCAAAATTTGGCTTCTAAGACCAACACGTATACCAATTCCATCACCTGGGCAATGCTCTACATCCTCCGGCGGTAATTATAGTACAAAAAGATATGACGCTATCATATCCCTCACACGTACCTTCCACCCGCTTCCCGACAAGGACTGCTCTCGTGTTGCCAACGGCCTTTTGGTAAAAAGACTACCACCCTTGAGTGACGAACTCACTTCGCTTCGTACGGGTCATACTATCCAGACGTTACTCCGGCGGGTTCTAGAATGGTTGGTCCCACTTTGAGGTGCCATTTAACTTAGACTTTCTTTATGCATTTATAGACTAAGACCATAACTTGGCGGTCTGTAGGGAATTCGAATCCCTCCTACAAGCGTGACAGGCTCGCGTGCTTACCGCTAACACTAACAGACCAAAAAATTTTATAATCGGGGATCTAAGCATATTTCACAAGACCGTCTCTTGTGCTGTTTGCTTCGACATTACAGGCCCACATACTCCAGCGTGACCACCGTATCAACCTTGCGGCTTCGTTTCCATCTTTCGTGTAATATAAAAGCTCTAATCCGTCGACTAGACCTACTTGTTATATTACCTACTGGTGCGGGTAACCCCGATTAATTAAATTAATTATAACATCTTGACACACTTGTGTCAAGCATTATTTGGAACCTAGAGTCAGATTCGAACTGACGATCTTACGGATTTGCAATCCGTTGCATTTGACCTCTCTGCCATCTAGGCGTACCATTATAAAGTGCTATCTGCCGATTTGTCAACAATGTAGCTAACACTGACAAGCGAATAGCAGTTATCTCAGGACCTGTTCCTCGCACAGTTAGGCCCGTATAGTGTTTGATCAGAACACATACCTTGATAACACTTTATAATGGCGTCCCGTACCAGATTCGAACTGGTGTGATCGCCGTGAAAGGGCGGTATCCTAGGCCTCTAGATGAACGGGACAATTGGTATCCAGTAGAGGTAACGCTCCTCTGTCTTTCGATTATCAGTCGAATGCTCTACTATTGAGCTAACCGGATACAATGGTATGCTAATTTTATAAAGAACTTAGCTTAAATAACGATCTATTTAAACTATATTATAACATCTTTTAGTACCCTTGTCAAGCAAAGGGTTACTATAAATTTTTGTTTCTTAGACAACTTTTATCATCTAAAAAACAATTATAACACCTTTTAGTACCCTTGTCAAATGAAGGGTTACTACAAAGGAAAACCCTCGGACTTTAGGGGTACCGAGGGTTTGTAAGATATCTAATATGAACTAATCTTTAACCCTCGTCTAAACTCCATGAATTTGTACGTGCTAATACCTCTGGCTGTCTGCCATAAGAAGTTTCGCATATAATAGGGTGATTAATTTTTAACATATAAAATATTTATACAACTTGAGGCGATTATAAATCATCTCTTAAAGATTTATTTGATTTAATTGCAGCATTTAGAACAGATAATGTTACACCTTGTTCTTCTGCAAATTTAGATAATGCCGCAGTATCTTTAGGGAAACACATTCCGCCAAATCCCATTTTACCATCTGGACCTGGTACTTGCATATGGCTTCTACCAATTCGATTATCTACTTTAACTAAATCCATTACAGTATCAAAATTACAATTAGTTTTATTTGCTAATGCAAATATCTCATTCATGAATGAAACCTTTGTCGCAAGGAAAGTATTAATAGTATACTTTGCTAATGCCGCTTCACCGATAGTACAATATGCAACAACACTAAGACACGGTTGACCTAAACGAATTAGGCGCTCTGCTTCTCTTTGATATGCAGGTATGTTACCACCGATGAACGCAAATTTCCCATCTATATAATCTTGTTCCGCTTTTGCTTCAGTTAAAAACTCTGGCGAATGTACTAGGTTAGGATATTCTGCACTTAACTTAGTATATACATCAATAGGTGCCGTAGACTTACTAATGATTACGCCTTTGTAACCTTTTAGTTTATCTAATACAGATAGCAAAATGCTAGTATCACATTTACCATCTGCACTTTGAGGGGTAGGTGTACAAATGAACACTCCATCACACTCAAACAAATCTTCATAGGTATGCGTTCCCTTTTCAGGATCACTATCTACAATATAAAGAATTGCTTCAGGTGCAGTCGCATTTGCAATCGCACCGCCTACAATACCTTTACCTATAATACCCACCTTGGGCATAGTATAACTACTTTTCATCTTGACCTAATCCTTATAATTCTAAAGGCAATGCTGCCCGCCTGATACATATTGACCATTGGGCAGCACGCCCTCTAAATTATAGTGGCGCGTCAGCAAGTTCTTTGATCTCTTCGATTTCGAGATCGTCCTCGACCACAGGCTTTGCAACTTTTGCGATCTTTGCTGTAGTTTGAGCAACTGCCTTGACTGGTGTAGCTTTAACCTTTGTAGCTTTAACTACTTTAGCCTTAGCCGGTGTACCCTCTTTCTTAGCCATCGTTTCGATGATAAGTTCTGTGTAGGGAACAAAGACACCGCCTGCATCTAGAAGATGCTGACAAGCCTCAGCCTTTGTCATTGCCTTGGGCAATTCGATAAGCTCGACCAAAGAGGTGTGCGTACCTTTAGATAAAATCTTAGTACGAGTAACAATGTCGTTTGCGAAACGAACCTTGGTTACACCATAGTGAGTAGAAACACCTGCAACTGTAAATTTAGACATAATCAATCCTTAAATAATATAAACAAAATCACCAAGAACAACCGTTCTCATAGTCTATTATATAGCCTTTTGCTAAGCCTGTCAAGCATAAAGTTTGCGATGTTGTTCATTTACAACACCAATTTAACCTTATTGACATGCTTGCAAGTTCTTCGGAATTGGAAACCGACGCAATCGCAAGTAACAAATCCTTCAAACGAAATGACATTGTATGTCTTTCCAGTCGATTTTGATTTGACTTTGAACAATCGTTCAAGGGTTCTTTTATCCGAAAATTCATGACCAACAATAAATCTTTTATTGATATGAGACACAGGATACATTGGGTTACCAGTATGAACAGACACATAGTCACTATCTAACCACTTTGGATTCGGTACAACTTTACCCTCAAAGGTATTGATGTCGAACTCTTGTCCAAGTATATTAGATCGCCATTTTGTAGTAATTGCTACAGATGACCCTACTGAAAAATTCATACTGTTTTCCTCATTGTTTCATTATTATAATGCCTTTTGGATCAGTTGTCAAGCCTTTTTTGTTCTTTTCAGCCAAAATAATACCCCAGATTATGGGGTATTATCAGATTAATATTAGTGATTATCTAATTGATTATCTATTATTGATCTTTTGATTTTCGAATTTCGTCGTCGTCGGTTATTTCTATTATTCCCTTATCCTCAAAAAAGCCAACTGTATCGGATATTCCTTTTTGATATCCATATGCTTTACACGCAAAGCAGGCAAGTAACATTAAAACAATTTGAATAACATCATATAAAGTAAAGGTAACTTGTTCCATTACTACTCCTTATAATTAAGATTGAACTACATGATTAAGTCTTCCACTCATCCAATTCATCGTCTGTTTCATACACGAACCAATCCTGTTGTTTCTGTCTAAGATTTTTAAACTGATCGTGTTCTATTAAAAATTTTGCAACTAGACTATTCTCTAAACCATATGCCTCAATTTCCCAAGGCTGGTCCCAGTAAGAATGATCTTCTTGGTATGTTTCCCCTCTCCAAATAGTTACATAGTTTCTTCTTAAATACCTATCCTTCATCTCGCCTTTAGCCCATTGTTTTAAATGAACCATTTCGTGAGCAAGAACCGTGAACATATGTATTTTCTTTTTTGTTCTGCTAATGTCAATATTAAAAGATCTAGGAGATACGGTACTATCTTCATCAATATCGCAGAACCCACCAGCATTGATTTGTCCTCTTTCTCTTATTCTAACCTGTACAGTTATATTTTTAGACAATTGCGGTGACAGTAATTTATCGGCAAATGAATGTGCTGCCAATTTCAGCATCTTTGTTAGTTGACTATCTTTAGCTCCTCTTACACTAACTATCATATCATTACCTTTCTGATAATTTACAATATTATTTATGTCACTTTGTTTCTAATATTGATTTCAAAAATGCTTGTTTTCTGATTTCTGCAATCGTTGCATCCTGTAGGCCACCTTCTACTCTAGTAGTTTTTTGTGCTTTTGGAAACATATCAAGAACGTTCATAGGTATAGGTGAATCAATTTCAGCAATTTCTGGCAATGGTTTATTTTTTAGTCTTGTAGATGATAAAAGAGTGCCTGTTAGTTTTTGCATTTTATACCCTTATTTTAGTAAAGTCTCTTGTTGCTTTTTCAAATGGTTTCCTAGGTGTGTTTGTAGGTGCCCACTTGGGTTGTTCTTCTTTCATTCCCGAATCCATAATATTTTTCTGTGCAGATTGTTCCAAATCATATAACTTCATCTTTGCTCGATCTACACCAATGACAAATCGTTTATATAATGTAGGATCGTTATATCGATTCTTCAATTGCTTAACCATGATCTGATTCATTTGCTCTAATTCTTCAGTTGAAATTAAAGCAAACATAAAGTCAACAGTTGCAGGCAACCCGAACGACTCAGATGTGTCTGTTAGTTCAACATCTGTATTACCATAACCACTACGAGTTGTCTGTGTTGCTGATAGAATAGGAACATTTTCCTCAACCGCCAACCCACGAAGTTCTTCAGCAATAGATTTAATTAACGTATAGGAATTAATATTTGATCCTGCTTTGAATCTAGAACTTGCACAGATATTTAAGTAATCAATAATAATGACATCTGGCTTAAATTGTTTTTTAAGTTGTAGTTCATTTAACAACGCCTTAAAATGTCCGGTGTGTGCACCAGTTGTGGGATACTCTTTAATAATTAAAGTACCTTCAGTCTTGCCCCTGATCTTTTCAATCCTGCTATCAAAAATTGCTTTAGGCAAATCTTTAAGCTGATCCATAGTGATGTTCATTAGATTAGCATCAATACGTTCTGCAATTCTTTCCTCAGCCATCTCTAAAGTAATATACAAAACATTTTTGTTCTGTGCCAAAACAGATGCCGCAACGTGACACATAAACAAAGACTTACCAACGCCTGTACCTGCAAGGCAAACATTCAATGTCTTATTAGGCATGCCGCCGTTTGTAATCTTGTTAAAATAATCTAAGTCAAAAGGAATTCTCGTTTCTACTCGATGATAATATTCATACCGCTTATCTGCACTATCAATATAATCATGACCAACATTATTGTCGAAGCACACTCCTAAAGCATCCTGCAATAATTGCGGAATACCATCTTCAGACTTTCCCTTGTCTCTACCATCAATGATAGCAATGGATGAGAGGATGGCATTGTAAATTGCTTTGTCTTTGCAGAACTTTTCAGTTTCTTTATATAACCAATCTTTATTATGTTCCGTAGGATCTAAGTTGTGAATTGCTTCTACAACTTCTTTATATTGATCCTCACTCAACGATTTGTCATTTTGTGCCGCAATCGTTAGTGCATCTTTACTCGGAATAGAATTGTATTCGTCAATAAAGCTTTTAATTTTATCATACAGAATTTTATCTGTGTTATCTAAAAAATAATCCCGCTTTAGGAACGGGATTACTTTTCTCATGAATTCATCGTCATTCGCTAGATTCTGTAGAATTACGTTTTCGATTTTCGAAGTCATTAAGTGCTTTCTCTAAAATATCCATTACAACTAAATTCAATGTCTTATCAAATTCTGGGCCTTCAATATCTTCGGCCTTTTTACCTTCGGGTGCTTGAAACACGGTATAGTCTAAAACCAATTGTTCCGAAGCATCCTTCATATCAAAATCATTAAAGGCGATTGCTGTTCCTATGAACTCACCTTCAAGAATTTTTACGCCCCAAAGAGCGTTATCTTTATCGTTAATTACCCAAGGCTCATACTTCACTAGCATTCTCAAACTCCTCATCTATTGCAACTTGATCCATATCATTTATCATCATATCATTGCTTGCCATTTTATAGCGCGCTTCGATAAACTCTCTAAACTCTTTAGAAGTTAAAATAGGCATCCAGAACTCTTTAGTGTATGTGTCTTTCAAACGAACTTTTTGTTCTTGTCCCTTTTTAGAGTACCAGCCGTTAGATGGCTTAATAACAAATCCACCTTCAAGTGCAACATCTAAAAGACCAGACCAAGTACTAATACCACCTTCGAATGTTACCTCAACAGGAATCTTAGATTTCTCTCGAACAAATCTAGACTTCTCAACATTAATGATAAAGTTATATCCAATAATATCTGTACCATCTTTTTCTTGTTGACGACCAATAATAAAGATATTGTCTGCAGAATAATAAATGCCTGTGCCACCAGACACAATCTGTTTAGGGAACAATCCCATTTCAGAATATGTATGATTAACAACAATCATCGGAATATCTTTGATCGTTAAGTGAGGTGTTACCATTCTAAACAAAGATTTCATCTGTTTAGCACGAGTCATATCTGCAACAGACTTACCTTCAAGGGCATCTTCAACTTCTTTCTTAGAAGCCAAATTACCTACAGAGTCAATAATGATAATGACATGATCGCCACGCTCAATATTATTAATCTGAGACATTGCATCAAATTTTAGTTGCTCTATGTCCGTGATGGGAGTATGGAGTACTCGATTGGTATCGATCCCGAAAGAATCAAAATAAGACTGAGGGCTACCAAACTCAGAGTCATAGAATAAAACAATAGCATCTTCATATTTGTCCAAATAAGACTTCGCCAATAACAACGAGAACGCTGTTTTAAAATGTTTAGACGGACCGGCAAAGACAGTAAGTCCAGGTGTTAAACCACCTTCTAAACTACCCGAAAGGGCAACATTAATCATCGGAACGGTTGTCTGAATCATGTCCTTTTTATTAAAGAACTTTGATTTATTAAGAACTTCCGTTTCTTTGATTGTAGAATTCTTTTTCAATTTGTCAAGTAAAGACATTGTATCTCCTTAAGTAATACATTATTATATAATAAACATAGCAAAAAGTCAATAGTTAGTTGCACCAACTTTGTTTTGCATCTCCATAATATTCTCTAGCAAATCCGTTTTTAATTAATTCAGACCGCAAACTTGTTCCGTTTAAAATAATATCACCCAAAACTCTGCCACCAAACTTGTCCCAACCGTATAATACAACTTGATGTTTCTGTGTGCTTGCAATTGCATTCTTTGTAAATGCACTAGCTGCTTCTCCTCTTTGTTTTTCGGAATCACATTGTCCTCTGAATCCTTTTTCTGGAGTGTCGACACCAAAAATACGAACAGCCAATTCAGGCTTTAATGGTGGAGGCAAATACGGTGCAGAAATGACTATAGTGTCGCCGTCGGTTGCTCGTATAATTTTAGCATCATATGTTACTCCTTTGGGAGTCTTTTGTGCATAAGCTAAAGATGCACAACATAAAAATGTGAGTGTTAGTAATAATTTTTTCATCCGAATAATCCTTCTAAAGTTGCTTGCGGCTTTGCCGACCAACCAATACCATCTAAAATTGTGTTCATGGGTTCCAAGAATGATTTCTCAAACATTGTCTCATAATCAGCATATTTTAATAAATCAAATTCGGCAGGAATGACACTAGTAAAAGCTATACAGTTTTCGCCGATGGTATTTGGTTCTTTTAAATAAATGAATTTGATCTTATCGCCTTCTTTAATTCTTTCATATTTTTTACTTAAATCATATTTGTCTAAATAAAAATTATAGAGCAGGGCTCCCCTTACGTGCATAGGAGTTGCTTGTTTATATATATTTGCCCTGTCAGTATATTTATCTAATCCGTTGACACCTCTAGGGAAAGATATGTCTTCGGGTTTCATCTTTCTATATTCTGCTTGAAAGTTCCTAATATATTCTTGAATCTTATCTTCTGTAGATGTCAGTGCAAGTTTAACAGCTTTTCGCAGACCTTCTCTAATAGGTTCGGGAGTAGATGATCTAACAATCTCCAATCCCATGACCTTCAATTTTGGTTCTGCGTATTTCACACCTTCATTATTATAAACATTCAGAGCGTATCTTTTCTTAGCAACCCACACACCTGTTTCCGCAATCGCTTCTCGCTTGAAGTAAATCTTTTTATCAAATGCATTAGTATATTCTGCCATTTCATTACAGACTTTGTTCAATACTTCTTGAATCTTTGCTTCACACACTTGATCCAAAATATCTACAATTTTATCTGGAGATTGATTCTTGTAAAACTTTTCAACTAAAGGAGCAAAGGTAACATAACAAGAGTCTGTATCTGAATAAAAAGAATAATTGTAATCTGTTGTACCACATACTTTATTCAAATATGCATTTAGCGCAACACCGACCTTCTGAATAATATATTGTCCTGTTAGAGTAATACCTTCAGCAATATTGTCATCATAAAATCTAAAGAATTCATTTGCCATTGCTCCGAATAATGAATTCATCTGAATCTTTCGAGCCATCTGAAAATTGTTATACTTCGAAATCTCTTTTTGCCAAATAGGATCTTTTGTTTCTTCATACTTGGTCTGCGCTGCCAACATTAATTTCTTATACTGTGTGCGATCATCGAATAACTTCTGAACAATCTCAGGAAACACTCCCTGCTTTGTTCTGGTAAAACATCTACCATTCGCCGCCATACAATAATCTTTATTTGTTAAATCAGATGTATCCTCTTTGCCTGCAAGAAGATCTTTCATTAGTACATCAAAATATTTAGAATCTTTAACAAGAGTTTCTGGCGACATATTATATTGCATAATAATACTAGGATACAAACTTGTCGCATCAAATGACACTACCCAATTATATTTGCCTGGTCTTGGTTCTTGTACATATGCGCCTGCAATATTTCTACCCGCTTTGTGTTCTCGCTGATGAACAATAATGTTTTTCTTGAGCAACTGATTATAAAGAATACAATCCCAAGTTCTTACTGCAGAGAAAATATCTACATAATTACATTTAGCATCATACGCCATTGTCATAATCAATTCAATAAGACGCATCTTATCTTCAAGACGATCTACAAGTTCGCAGTCAATGACGTTATACTCTACAAACTTTTGCCAATTGCCTTTGTAGAATGCAGTAAAAGAATCAAACTCATCATACGATAACTTCTCTCTGCCCAATTCTACTTTGGCAATGTGATCCAATTTATATGTTTCTTGCGCAGTATAAGTAAACTTTTTATACAAATCCAAATAGTCAAGAACAGCAATGCCTAGAATTTCAAAAGCAACACTTTCTTTTTTCATTCTGGTGATTCGTTTTTCGTTAACTACTTTCCAGGGAGAAAGTCGTTTCAAGTAATCTTCACCTAACATCTTATTGATTCGATTACACAGATACGGAATATCGAAAAATTCCACATTCCAACCCGTAATGATGTGAGGATGATCTTCATTGATATATTCCAAAAATTGCTCTAATAGATCAACTTCGTCATTGCAATGAATGTAGGTATGTCTGTCGTTTACTTTTTCGCAAGGATTTACGCCAAAAGTAGTTACTCGCTTTGTTTGATAATCTTGAATGGAGATTAGCAGTATCTTTTCTTGCGGATTCGTAACATCGGGAAATCCCAGATCAGCAGTGGTCTCAATGTCAATTGTCCAAATATTGATCTGCGAAATATCAAATTCTACATCATCTTTAAAGGCAGACGATATATATTGATATGCGTAGTTCGTGTTGCCGAAAATCGGGAAATTTTCGACTTCTTTATATCTAGACACGTAATCCTTGGCCTCATTAATACTTTCAAATTTAATCTCACCCAGAGGTTGGCCAAAAAGTGACTTATACTTAGATTCATTGGCCGATTTTGCGAACAAAGATGGTTTGAACGGCACTTTATCTTGTACTTTATGTCCGTTATTTACCCCACGTACAAGAATATTGTTACCATATTGGTTGACGCTAGTGTAAAATTTCATGAGACATTCCTAAGGACATAAATAATA